TCCCGAAACATTAGATAGTAATGATAATCCTATCGTTGGTTCTGGTATAAGAGTACAAGCAACAAATTTATTCTTACCAAGTAAATTTGTCACTTCCACTTCAACCTTTATGGTTAAAGCTTATGACACATCAGGTAATTTTTCTACAACTGCAACATCAGCAACAGTAACTATAAATCCCCCATCTGCCATTGTAAATCCACTAAAGACTGCTGAAAATGGAATTATAAAAATTAGGTGGACTGCACCTTCATCAACTTATAAAATAAAAAATTATCAAATTACATTTAATGATGGTTCGGCAAAAACAATATTTGCAGATAGCACAGAATTTCAAACACCAGGATCTTGGGTAGGTTCATCGCGAGATTTTTTTATAACTGCTATTGATATTGCAGGTAATAGTGGTGCAGAAACAACAGTTAATTTTGCAATTCCAGAACCATTAGCACCTTTAAGTCCTTCAAATCCTACTCAAGTAGGAGTCGATCATTCGTTTACTACTGATTCTGTAGTTTTAAAATGGAAAGAAAATTTACCAACTGCTCCAACATTACAACCACCTGTTATTGGCTATAGGATCTATAGAAATAATGGAACAGATAGTATTGCACAGATAAAAGGAACAGAATTTACTTTATTAGTTAATTCTACAAACTTTCCAAATGTAAACGGTACAGCACAGGCAAGTTATCAGGTAGCTGCTGTTTATGCAGATCCAGCCTTTCCTACAGATGGAAGGCCATCATCAAACCAAGCAACTACAACTATAACGATAACAAATGCAGTGTTCCCTCCTGATCAAGAATTTAGTTTTGAGTTAGATTTTGTAAGAATAAAATGGGGTGAAGTAAACGGATCTTTGAAAACAATAAGATATGGAATTTTTGATAGTACAAATAATACTTTAATAGGCGAAGCTGATAGTAGAGAAATTACATTAAAAGCTAATTTTGATACTAAAACTATTCAGATCAAAGCTTTTAGTGCAGCTTACATAAATTCAGGAGGACTTAGTTTATTTAGTGGAGCAGGTATCGATCTTACGATCACAAGACAAAATTTAACAGTACCTACAAGTGGTTCTTTTGTTTTAGGTAGTGAAGGTGGTTTAGGTTTCGTTACTACAAAATGGACAACTCCTAATGTAGTTGCAGCTAATAATTTAGCTTTTAAAGATTTTAAAATTATAAGAAGTAGCTTTGACACACTTTCGGCAGCATTAAGTAATTTTAATTCAACAAATGATTTATTAGTTATACAAGATACTGAATCATTTAAAGAGGAGGTCAGTTGGAAATTAGCTAGTGATAGTACTGATAATTCTATAACAAGATACTATTACATAATTCCTAGAGATTTATTAAATAATGAAGGAGCAGCTTTGAGGATAGAAGTTGAAATAGAAAGACCAGGAACAGTACCACCATCGGGGACTTGTGAAGTTATTGATAATAATGTTCTTTTACGTTGGGGAGAACCAACTGTTAATGCTACTAATCAATTAAAAATAGATCATTATGAGATAAGAAAACATACTGGCAGTGGTGCAGCAAGCCAAGTTTGGAGTACATCATCACCTATAGGAAAAGGATCAGGAAAGACAATTACAGACTCTAGATTTAGTGTAATATTTGAAACTGTTGCTGATACGTTCACTTATCTGATAAAAGCATATGATACTGCTGGCAATGAAACAAAGGACAGTGAAATATTTTTTAAATCACTTTCAGTAGCTCGACCACCAGATTTTGTTTTAAATGCTGATTATGACTCAGTTTTTAGTACATCTGGTACAGGTCTTACATCACCTCAAGAAGTTGATTCTGTAGCATTTACTAACTGTCTTAAAATTTTTGATGTTGCCTTAAACAAAAATGTTTTATACCTACCAGTTCTTACAAATAGCAGTGGTGTTGGAACGCAAACTTGGCAAGAGCATTTTGTTGGTACTGGATCAAATGCAAGTCCACAATTTGCAAGTATTTCTGCAATACAAAGTGCTGGTTTTTCTGATTATTTAGAACCAGCCCCTACAGGAGATTCAGGAAAAGGTGAATATCAAGAGGTGTTTGATTTTGGTACGAATTTAGCATCATCTAAAGTTTCAACTCTTGCAACTTTTTCTGACCAAGGGTCTGGAACTGTAAATAAATCACAAAGACTTGATTTTGCTTCTGGTGGATCAGGAGGTACATTTGACAATGGTACAGAATCAAATTCTAATTCTGGACAAAGATTTGGTACAGCATTTCAAAGAGTTAGACATAAAACAAGAGCAATATCTGTTGGTGGTTCTTTAACAAAAATAACTAATATAAATCTAAGAATAGACGTTAAGATTAAAAATGATACTGGTAAAGGCAATGTTGCAGCTTCGCTTACAGGAAATGGTACATATTCTCAAAGTTCTTCTAAAACTATTACTGTAAATATTACAAATCATGGTTTACTTACAGGTTGTTTTGTTACTTTAGATTTTACTTCTGGTGGTCAATCTAATAGTGGAGATGGAGAATATCAAATTACAAAAGTAAATAACAATTCTTTTACTGTTCAAGCTTCAAGTAGTGGTACAAATTCTGGTAATGTAAGTTTTAGTACTTCTGGAACTCCCGTTTATTTTAATGTTGATTTTGTTGATATTCAAGGTGTAAATGTAACTCCAAATACAACATCTGCGGTTATAGCTGTAGTTGATTTTAAAGACGTTCCAAATCCAAAATCTTTTCAAGTAATTTTTTATAATCCGCAAAATGGAAATCGTATTACAAGTGGAACGACTGCGTTTACTTGGCAATGTCGTGGAACATAGTATTATTAAAGAAAAAACGAAATGGCTGTAGATTTTAATTTACCAACAGTAGCTACAACATATACTGCGTTTCCGACTCAAATAATAGAAAATATTGACGCGGCTTTACAACAATTATCAATAGGCAGTCCAGCAAATATTCCAGCCAATGCTATTAAATGGGATTCTAATGATAATAGATGGAAAAAATATGTTGATTCTAATAATGATGGAAATTTTGCTTTTGAAGATTTAACAAGTACCTACAATTTCAACGCAGCTTTAAGTGCTACTGCACTTAATATGGGTGATTCAAGTAATAGTCAAGGTGGTACTAATGCAATTAAACTTGGAACTTCGGACGACTTAAGAATATTTCATGACGGAAACCATAGTTACATCAGAGATTTTAATGGTGCTGGAAATTTAAAAATAACAGCTAGTCAAGTTGATATTGTAAATAACAATAATAGTGAATTTCTAGCTCAATTCATCCAAGATGGAAGTGCTAGACTATTTGAAAATGGTACAAAAAGGTTTGAAACAACTACATCAGGTGCAACAGTAACAGGTGCATTAACAACGACAGGTAGTATGTTTGCACAAGGTGGTGCTTTAAGTCTTACAAATGCTGGTGGTACAAATGCCATAGAAGTTGGAGCAGGACAAACAGGTAATAATTTTGCTTTTGTAGACCTTATAGGAGATACTAATTATTCAGATTATGGCTTAAGAATTGTAAGAGGTTTTACTAACAATCAAGGCCCAAATACTCTTAGTCAAATTCTTCATAGGGGTACAGGTCAATTTCAAATAAAGGCTCAAGACGCTGGAAAAATAGCTTTAGGAACTTCTAACAATACAAGACTATTTATAGATCAGAATGGACAGGTATCTATAGGATCTACTGCCCCACAAAAACTTTTTGATATTCATAGTGCTGGTACACCAGAAATGATTATCAGAACATCTAATGGGTCTAACCATGATGCAATATTAAGGTTGCGTGGAGGAAGAACAAATGGTTTAACTGACATAAACCAATTTATTTTTGAGACTAATGATACAGGAAGTAATAATTATGCTGCTGGTTCGAGGTTAGGTTCAATTATTTGTGGTAAACAGGAAACTAATACGACAAGAGGATTTTTTGATTTTAGGTTAAATAACAACACGATTACAGATGGTTCTCTAGGTGGTAGTGATAGTTCCAAATTGTATATAAAACCTAGTAATGAGGTAGGTCTTGGAACAACAGATCCACAAAGATTATTAGAATTATCTTCAGCAGATCAAACTTCAATAATCAGACTACATTCTACTGACACAACTTTACAGACAGACAATAGAGTTGGGATGATTGAATTTAGCACTAATGATTCTTCTGCTTCTGGAATTGGTGCTTTTATAGATGTGGTTGCTAGAGATAACAATGGCAGAATGGATATGAGGTTTGGCACTGGAACGGCTGGAAGTGCAGCAGAAATGATGAGGCTTAATAGATCTGGGCAATTAATTTTTGGTAGAACTACGCAACTTAATTCAAGAGTAGGCAATAATAATGTTCAACCATTGATTCAAGTACATAGTGAAGAAGATGGTTCCATGTCGTTGACAAGATATGTTAACAATGACGGTAATGCTGGAAGATTATTTTTACAAAAAGCAAGAGGTACTGTCGCAACACCTTTGGTTGTACAAGATGGCGATATTACAGGCGAGGTTCGTTTTTCTGGTTATGACGGTACTAATTTTGCCAACGGTTGTTCAATTATTAACCGAGTTAACGGAACAGTAGCTACTAATGTACTTCCTTCAGATTTAGAATTTTATATCAGAGATAGTTCAGGAGGTTCACAGGAACTTTTAACTCTTAACCATGATCGTTTTGTTGGAATTAATAAAGCCAGTCCAGGAGTTGCTCTACATGTAAGACAATTAACTGATGATGCTGGCTGTTTAAGATTAGAAGATTCTGGTAATAATACAAGATATTTTGAAATTGATGTTACTGATAACATTACAAAATTTAGTGCAAGAAATAATACCGCAAACGGAACTTTTACATTTGTAGGTACTAACAATAGCACCGAACTTGAATATTTACGTATTCTTAACGGTGGAGGTGTTTCGATTGGTAGTTCCACTATGCACACATCTGGAACTACTGCTGATAGATTATCTGTATCGGGTGGAAATATTAGTACAAACGCAAGTATTGTTGCTGGTAGGGCATCAGGAAGTATTGGGTTAACAGTAAATGATGGCTACGGTAACGCAAATTTAACCTTTAACCATGTAAATGGAAAGCCAGATAACAATGGTAATGCAGCAAGAATAGAAGTTAATACAGATTCAAACACAGATGCTGCGATGATGTTTGAAGTTAAAAGCGGAGTAACACAAGGCACGGCTGTTACTTTAACCAATGTTTTAGATCTACTTGAAACTCAAATAAGACCTAGAGTAAATATCATTGCTAGTAGTGATAGCAGTATAAATATTGGTTCTAACAGCGTTAGATTTGCCAATGGTTATTTTGATACTTTATATGGAGATGCCTCAAATTTAACAAATGTTCCTAATATTCCAACTGGTGCCATAATATTATGGTCAGGAGCTAGTAATGCAATACCAACTGGTTTTGTATTATGCGATGGTAATAATGGCACACCAGACTTAAGAGATAGATTTATTGTGGGTGCTGGTTCGACTTACTCTAAAGGTGATACTGGTGGTGCATCAAGTGTAACTTTAACAATAAATCAAATACCATCACATAATCACTCTTACAATAGTGCGAACCACCCTACCAGTACAGGTCCAGAACAAGATCAAGGAGGTAGCCCAGAAAACAGAACAACATTTAACGTATCAAAAACTACAGGAAATACTGGTGGCGGTCAATCACATGAAAACAGACCACCATATTATGCACTGTTCTACATAATGAAAACTTAATCATAGACTTTTATCTTTTTAACAGATATACTTAAAAAAAAAAAGATTATTTCATGTCAACACCTAATCCTTCAGAAGAAATTACAAAACTTGAAGCTGAGTTAAAAAAATTGCAAGATAATTATTTAGAAGCAGAACAGGTAATGAAAAATTGTAGAGATAAAATTATTGCAATTCAAGCTGCTATAGAAACTAATAAAAAATATTTACCAGAAGAAACTGTAGAAACTGTACCAGCAAGTTTTACTAATAACTAATAATGGCTGATCCTACATACGAAACAACCTGGGGTTTTCAATCTACAACACCATTAGAAGCTGTTAATGGTGGAGATGATGATGGCCTTGTTACAACTGTACATTGGAATTTAACTTGTACAGCAAGTGATGGATTTACTGGTTATTATTTTGATGCAATGGGTCTTGAGAAAGGTGATACTGTTATTCCTTTGAAAGATTTAACAAAAGATCAAGTAATTGGTTGGATTAAAACAAAACTTGGTTCTGATGAAGTGACAAAGCTAGAAGCACAGGTAAAGCAAGAGTGTATAGATAAGAGAACACCTGCAAGTATTTCAACAGCACCTACAAGTTGGGCATCTAGTTAAATGGCAACTCCTGGAACGTATAATTTAACGCTCCAAAGAAGAGCAGATCATTCTTTTGATATAAATCTAAAGGATAGTAATAATGCTAATGAAAATTTAACAGGAAAAACTATTTTATCTCAGATATGGAACGAAAGTAGAACGACAAAATTAGCAGATGCGACTATTACGGTGACAGATGCTACTGGTGGTGATATTACATGGAAAGTAACTGATACGCAGACTACAAGTATGACAGATAATATTTATAAATACGATATTTTAAAGATTGAGCCAAATGGTGATCGAGAATATTTTATAGAGGGTACAATATTTATGTCTGAAGGATATACAGCACAATGACTTCTGTTAATGTTACTGAAGATAAGTATAGTGTTAGCGTAACAGAGGGTGTAACTACTGTTGTTACTGTAAAAGCACCTGGCCCACAAGGAATACAAGGAATACAAGGTGCTACTGGTGCTGGTATTAGTGCTGGAGATAAAGGATCATTAACAGTTGCAGCAAACTTAACTGATTGGACATTAAATAAACCAATAGATTTAAATGATAATGAACAAATAAGATTTGGAGATTCGCAGGATTTACAAATATTTCATGATTCATCTCACAGCGTCATAAAAGATGCTGGCACTGGAATGTTGAAGATATTAGGATCAACTGTATCTATTAAAAATGTAAATGATAATAAGTTCTCGGCTTCTTTTTCACCTAATACTGCTTCTGCTTTTTTTTATAACGGATCTAAAAAATTAGAGACAACCAGTTTAGGAATTGATGTAACTGGAAATGCAAATATCTCAGGTAACTTGACTGTTTCTGGAACGACCACAACTATTGATACGACTACCCTTACAGTTGAAGATAAGAATATTGAATTAGGTAAGGTAGGAAGTCCTACAGATATTACTGCTGATGGTGGTGGTATTACTTTATTAGGAGATACGAACCATACATTTAATTGGTTAAATGCAACTGATAGCTGGACAAGTAGTGAGCATATTGCATTACCTGATAATAAAAAATTACAACTAGGAGATTCGCAGGATTTACAGATATACCATGACTCAAGTAATTCATACCTTGATAATTCTACAGGTCTTTTATTTTTAAGAAATACATCAACTAATGGTAGTCAAATACAATTACTCTCTAATAATAGTGGTGTAAAAATACAAGGATTAGCAGGGGAGCAGTCGATAGTAGCTCTTGGTAATGGGGCTGTAGAACTGTACCACGATAATGTAAAGAAACTAGAAACAACCAGTTCTGGTGTAACAGTTAGTGGAAATTTATTTACTGGACATATAACCGCAGCCATTGATGGAAATACAAGTATTAGTTTACAAGATACTGGGCATGGATTTCCTCAATCAGAAATGAAATTAACAAATGGTGGTCGAGATTTAAACATAGTTGCACCAGTAGATATACGTTTATTTCCTCAAGGTGGTGAGAATGGGATAGTTATTGAAGGCAACAGTAGTGTGGAACTGTACCACGATAATGTGAAGCGTTTTAACACAACAGGAGATGCAGTAGATGTGCATGGACATATAAACTTAGGAGCAAATACTGACAATAAAAGATTACGATTTGGGATAAATAATGACCTTCAATTATATCACGATGGTTCAAACTCATTTATAGATAATTCCTTTGGTAGTCTTTATTTAAGACCCAAAGCTGGTGAAGACGGTATAATAGTAATTCCTGACGGTGCTGTAGAACTGTACCACAATAATGTAAAGAAAGCACAAACAGCTACTACAGGATTTAATGTTGTTGGCACCTCTTTAAAACTTAGAAATACAGCGAATAATGCTGACCTTATAAAACTATTTCATAGTGGTACTGGCGGAAATGCTTTATTTACTTCTGAAATTGGTGATGTAAAAATTCAACCGAATGAGGATGGTGGTCAGGTTAGGTTATTTGAAACCACAAGTGGCACTACCACGAAAAGATTATCAACTACAAATAATGGTATTGATGTAAATGGAGACATCAGAGGATCTAGTGGCATATTATTTAACAACGACACCGCAGCAGCCAATACACTTGATGATTATGAAGAAGGGACTTGGACTCCAACCGTATTAAGTGAAGGTAATATTGGAACTCCGCAATATACTTGCACATACACAAAAATAGGAAGGCTAGTAACAATAAATGCTGACATTCATCAACTAAGTGACACCACATCTAGCTCCCACCTTCTTATTGGAGGTATGCCTTATGTTCCTACGAATACATCTGGAAATTGGAGTGGAGCCTGTCATGGAGAGCGTTATAAAGGGGGTAATAATAATGTAATAGTCGCTTTTCTTCATTATGCTAGTGGATCTTGGAAAATAGGCTTTAGATTTGGTGTGCCTTCAGGTCACTATGCAAACGTAGAACATTCTGACATCAGTGATGATGGTTCTGACAATAATCTTAGGTTTACTTTAACTTATGAGCTTGCATAATAATTTAGACCGCAGCTAAGTCTAAAAACTAAGCACCATAAACCTGTTAAGTCTGGAGGACTTTCCTAAATGGCATTATCTGAATCAATCGAATACGATAAAATAGAAGTTGTCGGTGAATATGCAACCGTACAGGTGCGTGAAGCAACTGTTATTAAAAAAGATGGCAAGGAGTTAACACGTTCTTTTCATAGGTATGTATTAGAAATTGGCACGTTAGATGCTTCTGATAATTTAGTAGATACAGATATATCTAGTCAGCCAGCAAAAGTGCAAGCGATTTGTAATGCAGTATGGACAGATTCACTTAAAAGTTCCTATAAAGCTTTTTTGATAGCAAATAAAACTTCAGAATAAATTTAATCAGCTTTTTCTGTCATTTGACGGGTCATAATTCCTAAAGTCAAATATAACGGAGCTAATGCACAGATACCACAGAAAGTTATAATAGTAACAGGTACTAAAGCTCGAACAAACGCATCTCTCATGTTAAATAAAATCTCATCTGTACTATCTATCTTATCTTTTATCATTAGCGTCACAACTATTGCTGCTGGATATGCAGGTTATCGTTACATTACAAGTCCACAGTTTGAAGCAATGATGATGGAAAAGGTTATGGAAGGTGTAGGTAAGATTTTGCCTAATCAGATAGATAAAAAACTACCAAAAGTAACAGGCCCAATGTTGCCTTTATGACAAAAATAGAACGCACACCTAGTCGTATAAGGACTCGTTTTATAGCTGTTTTAGCGTTGATAACATCAGGAATTACATTTGGATCGGGTTTTATGGTGTTTCTATACATGAAAAGTCCAGCTTTTGAAGACCAATTATTAGGACAGGTTATGAAACATATGGATTGGATTATTGCAGATGAATTTGAAAAACAGATAAGAAAGCTAAAACCAAGACCTGTAGCAGATGCTAACGATCCAAATAAATGGTTTTGGGACTATATAGAGCAAAGAAATAAAGAGTATATAGAATGGGAAACAAAAGGTAAGTGGGAACAATGAACTGCTGGCACTGTAAAGCTGAACTGATCTGGGGTGGAGATCATAGTTTAGATGGTGACGATCACCCGATAATGTCTGGAGAATATAGTATGGTGACTAATCTTTCTTGTCCTAAATGTAATTCTTTTGTGGAAGTGTATCTACCAAGAGATGCCTATGACTAAGATCCCAAAGATCGAGATAAAAGAAGTTTATATTCCAAAGATAAGATTATGGGAAGTACAACCACCAATATTAGATATTATTTATAAACCAGTTGTTAATATTCCAGGATGTGTTGATGCTCATAGAAATAATCTTACAGGACTGATAAATGAAGATGAACTAGGCACATATCAAGCTTGTGGTACGTTTGATATTCCTAGCTATGAACCACTTGAATATAATCCTGCTGACTTTCAATACATTGCACCTGCAAAGCAACAAGAACAGCAACAACCGCAACCTCCGCAGCAAAAGCCTCAGATACCACAGAAGAAAAAAGATAAAAAACTAGAAATCCCACCCTGTCCTAGTAATAAAGAGCAAAAAATCGGTGATTTTCGTAACGATAAAAAGCTGGAACGTGTTATTGCTTATGAAAGAGGGCAAAATGGGATTGAATGTATCACTTTGTATGAAGACGTACCGTTCATCTCCCAATACATTCCAAGTTTTAAGCAGTTTACTGGGGTTTTTAGTCTTGCTCTGGTCGGCTGTTCTGCTCCGATCATTCTTAATTTAGTAAAACCAGTAGTAAAAAATGTAATAAAAAAAATGACAAAGAAGAAAAAAAATAAAAAATAATTATTATTTTCCATTTGTTGAATTTAGGTTTATAAAGTTAGAAAAAGGATCATTTTTAACATTATCAATTCTAAATCCAGTAGTCATTTTGCCCCTCATAAAATAATTTGCAGCAACTAAATAATATTTATAAGCAACAAGACCATACATTGTTTCATTTCTTTCTCTTCTTTTAATTAAATACTCTTTTAGTTTTATTGGAGCCATATCAATAGTGGGGTTCCAATCTGTATTATTTGAATATCCATTAGTGACAAGTTCAATCCATAAAACACTTCTGTCATATGCACTCATATCATAAGGTAATTCGTCTTTTGAATACTTAAATTTGCCAACAACTATTTCTAAAAATATTTTAAATGCAGTAGCAACAGTATTATTTATATATTTAGGTTTAAAATACCCATCAGCTTCTAATTTCTCAAAATATTCATTATGTTTTCTATATAACTCAGCAATGAAATCGTCATATCTTTGATACCCATATCTCGATTCAAGACCACTAAATTTTGATTTATAGTCTGTCAGAGCTAATTTAATTATGGCACAAGCTTTAGGGTGCATAGGTGTTCCTGCAACGGCAATTCTGTCTGCTTGCTTTCTTTTATTTCCTGTATCAAAACATTTTATTGTTTGATGTGGAATACCACGAATGACAAAAAATTTACAGGTTATATCAGATTGAATTATTGCATTTAAACGATGCTGTCCATTAACTAAAACATTTTCATCGCTAAAAGCTAAACAATCCCAACTTAAATGAAAATCACCATTTTTCATACTTTCAACCATGTTAGAAATAGCTCTAGGTGCTGGTCGTCTATTATTTTCAAAATTCATAGCTAAATATTTTTTAGCTAATTCTCTATCTATATCTTCTATAGAAAAAGTAATACCAGATTCAAAAGTTTGAGTTTTACTTGAATCATTTAATCTTGCAAAAGGTAGGCTCATTAGTTCTAAGTTTACAATATATTTATATTAGTCATATATCTAACATATGTCAAATCTATATTATTTTTATAACAAGATACAAGTATTTGATATAATGAATTTGGCTGTGAGATTTAGCCTAAAGTAGATAGGTTACTTGGAAGGGGCTTATCTACTTTATAATTATTTTGGTGGACAACTTAAGCCCGTGGGTTGTCTACTACTCTAATTTATGAGTGTGCGGTAATACTTGATTCATCTTTTCAGTAACGATTACATCTTTGCATAAATCATGATAAGGACTATCTGTAGCAAACGATATTCCTTTAATTTTTAACTCTCCACAATTTTTCAAACGTGCCAGTTCATAGTTCAACCTTTCCTTAGATAGTATTTGACTTTGTATTTTTTCTTGGGTCGTTGCAGAGTTTAAACAGGCATCTTGAAATCTTTGATCTAATGGAAAAGTAAACGTCAATGCTGCTCCAAAATTAATACCAAGGCTATCTTTATTGCCACTATAATTTTGCTGATAATAAAGTATTTTACCTGGATTTAGTAAGTTACCATCTTCATCAACACTTGTATCATAAACAGGGGTTTCGTATATGTAATCCATTGGTCTTTTCTGGTTGAACGCAGTGGTGACAAATGGAGAAAATGACATCTGTGGGCCAGAACATACAATTCCATTTCCATAATGATTTTCTACAAATGGCCCTCCCAAGACCTGAGTGGCAAAATTAGATACGCTTGAACTGCTTTGTGCCACGGGTGCTGCTGTATTGCTTGTATTGGCAAATGCAGGATTACCTACAAGAGTTATTGCGAGAAGATAGTTGTGGTATCTGTTACGCTTTGAGATTCTATGGTGCGTGTTACGTCTGTGACAGATTGCAGACCAGGTGGACTGTAAACCTCTGTAAATTGAAAGGCATCTCCAGGATTTGTTATTGACCAATTTGGTTTTTCTCCTAAATCTAAACCTGTCCATGTGTAAGTCGTACCATTTATATTTTCAGTGACAGTTGTATTTGGAGCAGATATAGTTGTTCCATCATGTTCGATACCTGATCCTGTAACTGAATATGTGTACCCAGAATTAAAGTTTGATGTTCGTACAGATTCCGTAATAACTGTAGAGGTTTCTGTGCGTGAGGTACTGGATCCTTGAGTGAAGTTAGGAACCACAGGCACAGCGTAGACAGGGCTAGATATAAGAAAAACAAACGGAAGTGTCCTCCACATCAGTCAATGGTTAAGTCGGTAACAAACGATCCAGTGAGCGTAACACCTGTGCCAGTTCCAGGAGTTAGGGTAATTGTATGGTTATCTAAGCCAATATCTGCTGTACCAACACTTGCTGACTCAGTTGACGTAATATTTGAAAAGTTTGGTATTTCACCTACTGTGGCTGCTGCTGAAGGTGTTTGGTCTCCTTCTAAGTAACTGGTTGCATAGCTGAACGCTGACCCTGCACTTGTCTGTGCAACTGAATCTGGAAAAGTTATTGATGGGACGCCATCCGTGGCATCTCCGAAGCCGCCAATAGAATTAGCATCATCAGAATCTAAAGTAGTCACACCACTACCTGAGATACTGTATGAACTGGAAACTTTCTCGGCAATACTGCCAGCAGTTACCGCTTCAAGTTGTACTGAAGAAGAAATTGAATGACTAATTCCCCCAGCATATGAAGCTGGAATACCAGCAACTAACAAAAGTGGTAAAAGTTTTTTCATTTACTTGAAGGATCTTTACCTGATGTTACATTATTAGGCCGTTTCTTGCCATTACTGCTGTTTTTCACTTGCAGACCCATATTTGACATCACTGCACTGAGCAAACCTGCTGCAAAAGTTGTATCAATTTGTTTAGTTGAATTTCCAAAATACGCAAAAGAAATTACTGCTAAACTCCAAAACAAAATAATCATCTGGACTAAATTTGAGATAAGAGAGGGTCCTTCTTTCTCCTCTTTTTCTTCTATTACTGGTTCGGTTTTTGGGTCTTTTGTCGTCATAATCCTAGTGGTATACTATAAATATAAAGATTGAGGCCAAGATTGGCAATAAGCGTTAAGGTAGAAATAGATATATATAAGTTATGTCAAAATTTTTAATTGGAATGTTTATCAAGTTTGGTAAATCAGAATCTTTGCGTAAAGCAGCACTATCTTTACTCAAGGCTATGGTTGCAAAAACTGATAATGATATAGATGATGCAATCGTCAAAATGATTGAAGAAAAATTATTTCCATTAAAATGAAAGTTACTAAATTTCTCAACATTGATATAGAACCTGCACCTCCAGAGTTGGAATTAGAAATTGAAATGCAATGTAGAGAAATTATGAAAAGTAATGATTTAGATAATATAAAAAGATATTGCACACATATGATTAGAAAAAAATTTGATCAAGATATTTTTATGGCATCTTTACTTAATAGACTTATTGAATTAGAAGCTAATCTTGTTGTGAAAGAATTAAGAAAAAGAAAACCAACAAATCCTATTGCAAAGTTTTTTCGTACTCGTTAATCTCTTCATCAGTAAAATCTCTAATCAATAATTTATCAATTTTATTAACTTCATAATTGAATTTTATAACAGCAGTTTTTATATGCTCTGCAATCCAACGACCCTCGTCATAAATAACTTGAGCTTTTCCATTTTCTTTGATAAATACATAATGATCTTGTCCTTTTAATTGGACTTCTAATAAATTTTTTTCTAATTTATTACGTCTTATCTGTTTGAGTTTGCGTAACTTGGCTATAGATTTTCTAACTGGTGTCATTTTTTATAGTCTGAAGGAGGAGGTGTAAGCCAGTAGCGTACACCATTTATTATTTTAAAGTGAATATTCAAGTTAGGATCTTTAACTAAATATTCATCTTTAGGTTTAGAAAGGTAACTCTTCATTTACTCCTGTGTTAATTTTCTGTGGATTAATTTGCCCAAATATCCCGTATTCATTTTCATTCGCTTTAGCGTTGATATATATACCTTCAGTTTTAAGTGTGCCTTTTTCTTTTCCAAGATAAACTTGACCTCCTGTAGTTTTTGTATCTACTAATTTTTGCAAATGATCAATGAAATGGGTTATTGATTCTGTAGGAATAAATAAATTTAGTTGATTACCATATTGACCTTCTTGAATTTTAAATGCAATAGGTAATGGTAATGCTGGATTAAAATTAAAATCAGCCATGGTTAATTAAAAAATTGAGTTAATAAAGTGTTGAAGAATGAATTAAAAGAAACTTTGTTCTGTTTACAATGATCTTTTATTTTAACGGCAATGGTGTCATTTGTTCTGACACTAAAGATGTTTTTGTTCCAATCTTTTTTACGTTGCTGTTTACGGAGAAGAAGTTCATTCAATACTTGTTCTCTTGCGGTGTTAGCAGTTTCATCTGGTGTCATAAGCTCTCATCTATTTTAGAGATTTCGAGAGCCAAAAACTCACCATGTTCAGCAGTAGTAATATGTCTGGTAATCTTTGTATCTTTGATACTGAACTTCTTTCTGAAAGATTCGACTACGTCTTTCATCTTGAGTGGATTACTTTGATGAAGTGCCTGTAGCTTTTCAAGAATTACTGCCTTTGCTTCCTTAGTAATAGGATCAGGAAGTTTCTCTAAAACAGATGTAGGCTCTAACTTTTCATTAGGTTTAGTACGAGTATTACCTACACCAACTTTTGGTGGTGGTGTCTTTGTTAAAGAGTTACCATCATCATCATCGTTAGCTAATCCATAAACAGAAAGTAATCCATATCTACGAGCGTAGGTTTGAGCAGAACCAGCCTCTTGATGTGCATTTTTTACGTTACTTGGAATCTTTGGTACAGGGAACTTACTGACTAAAGGTTCATCTCCAGAAACGTGCATCAACTTTGTAATGACTATTGTAATAACTTCTCCTTCTGGAGTAATCACAAAATCATTCAACTGTGAATGACAAAGACCAAACTCTGTAGCTGGTTGAACAGCTAACAATGCTTGAGCCAATGTTGTGTATTTGCTTTTATAGAATGGATTTTTACCATCCAAACCAGCAGCGTGATGCTTTTGCTGGAAAGCGTTTAGTGCTTCAACTAGTGTCGAAGGCTGTTTAGTGGCCATGAGTAATTGTTTACTTGATAATTATATTACACATATATCATGTTTACTGCAAGGCAGCTTGTAATAATGTGTTGAATTGTTCTGGAGTCAAGACCATTCTCCATTGTCCTCCTCTGAACCTAACCATGCTTGCGACAAAGTCTACACCTGCATTTTTTCTCTGTGTTTCCACTTCCCTGGGTTTTACTAAACAAGCTCTGGACTTGTCTTTGTAATCAGCTACTTGTATCACGCAATTTGGTATGCCATATATATCTCCAACATCATCTGGTATTCCTGCTGCGAGATTTCTTTTGCATTCAAAACCAGTAACTTCTGTCAAAAGTTCTGCTGCTTCTCTTTCAGCTTTATCTCCTTTTCTTTTATTTGGATTAGTCATCCTTGAAGTAAACGAATACGTTTTTGTATATCATCAAATGCTACAACATATTCTTTATCTGTAATTTCTTTTTGAAACCATTGCCATTCAAGTGTTGCAATTTCATTATTTAATTTTGTGATCAAATACTTTTTTCTTCGATCAAGTTCACGATAAAAACATTTCATCTCATTATTTTCCATTTTCTTCTAATTTTTGAATTTAATTGTTTTGTTTTTTGTCTTTTTAGACTTAAATAAGTGTCATTAAGTTCATCAATTAAATGAGTAAAATCCCCTTGAGATGACATTTCTAATGACCTTTCAAAGTTGACGATAGATGCTTTGATTAATTCCAAGTCTCTACCTGAGACATCAAGTATATATCTCATCTTTTAGTCCACTCCGAAATAAGTTTTCTTAGCTCTTCAATACGTTTCTGAGCAGCTTGTATTCTTTCTTGCTTTGTCATTAAAACAGTTCCTGTTCTGCTTCAAACTTTTCCCATGCTTTCTGCCATGCAGCTTCGCATCTATCTGTGGGTTGATCAATGTTCATAATACATCTACCTTCAAATGCCCAGATTGTATTACATACATCTGGTCTTAAATCGTAGTTTAGTTTCAACATTTCAACGTAGCAACCAAGTTGTTTATCAGTTGAGTAAGGTTCTTTCCAATACATATCAAGATCTTCGATATAGAGCAGACCATCTTTCTTTCTCTTTCGCATGAAATAATCACAGCTACTCTTTGTTTTTAAATCAATCAATCTTATCTGGTTAGTTTTAGTATCTCGACCAAGTAAATCAAGTTGACCGCCAACTGATTTATCAGGTATTGACATCATATGTTCAACTGCCATCGGTTCAAAATGTGTGAACAGATCATGTTGAAGTAAAGGTTCAACCCATGCACCATATTCATCAGGATCAATTTTACCATTGCCCAACATATGTTCAGCTAAACATTCATGGCACTTCTCTCCTCTGGGCTGCCATTGTGATCTCCACTTTTCAATATTTTCTTTATCTTCTTCTGTCAGTTCACTACACACTTGAGTAGTTGAATAAGACAGCCATTGTTTGGTTTCAGTATTTACATACTGGTGTCTGTTTTCATCTCTTTTGATTGGAAGAGGTTTTAAAAGTTGGAAGGTTTTCATTGTTAGAAATCGTAATCTGGAAGGTCTTTAGGATCAATAATTTCTATCTTCTCCTGTTTTGGTTTGGGTGTCTTTACCCTAGCAAGGTTTTGATATTCGACACCTTGGTAACCTTGCGGAAATGCTTTGTTACCTTTAGTGTTATTGACACATTCTGTCCATCCTGGGGGAGGTGTGTCTAGGTCTTTTAGTGTCCAGTAACCTTTTTTTATACCATCTTTGAGTATTTGTAGAACTGAAACATCAAATAATTTTTCCATTATCGAATATCTCCTAAATAGTTATAGAACTTTCTATCAAATTCTATTTGTTTATCTCTTACAGCAGTTAGATAATTTTTTTTCATAAATGCTTTTTTACGTCTTGATAACTTACCATCAGATAAATAATCATTCATCACAGAATGAACTGTCCAATCACCTTGTCTTTCGGTAGTTCCTGCACCATTGTTAATCATCATTCAAACCCCCTTTCTGCTGTAAATACTCTTGATGCTGGATGATTATTTTTTGGTTCTTCTGGTTTGTAACCCTTCTTAAGTTCGTAAATGTTCTTCCAGCCAGCCGTAATTGCGTTCTCAAGAGCTTCTTTTCTATCTTGTGATGGAAATGACCTGAGAGTATCAAAGATGCGGTTAGCAACGCTTTGAGTACACGATGCACCTTTTTTCTTTCTTATAGGCCACCATTCAATTAAAAGATCTG